TCATACTGTGCCCAAGCAACCTTGAATTTGTCTGCAAGACCTGTGAGTTGAGCAGGAGCTACGCCAACAAAACCATCATAAGTGCCTGCCTGCTGTGCGCAATCCTTTGTAAGGTCGAGTTCGATGTAGATGTTACCCTCAGCGTCACAAGGGCCACCAGCGTACTCTACAATACCCTTACCATACTTCTGTGTTACAACACGGAATGGGATGGACTCGAACTTAGCAAATGCAGCAGTTGTAACGGCTGAATTAACAGCACTAGTGCCAGTTGCAATTGCATCTTTTGTGATAACCTTTAATGAAGCGAGGAATTCCTCAGTATCCATTTCGTTACCATCGGGGCCAGTGAGCTTACTTGCATTGAATGCAGAGAAGCCATTAACCTTAAGGATCACGTTACGTACAGTACCGTCATAGCCACAAACCTTTGGAGTTCCACTAAGGGTCTCAAAACCAGAAGGAGTGAGCTGAACAGCCTTTGCGTTTCCAACATGAATTGTGACTTTACCCTTAGAGTTGTCATAGAGGAAGTCATCATAGAAAAGGTCATAAAGGCTCTTCTGGAAATACTTAGTTACAGCAGGGCCTGCTTGACGAATTGCAGTGTAAGGAACATTGTTCGCATCAGCAGCAGCAGTTGCGGCAGAGTATGAAGAATAGGTGTTTGCACTTGCACCAACAGTCCATGTGTTAGCGGAAAGGTCATCAATTACTTCATCAGGAAGATAGTAACGAGGCTCTTGTCTGCCTTCCTTGTTGCGGTTTGTGCGGTCATAACCCATAAGACCCTTGTGGCGACCAACAGTTCCATCGAAAATGTCCTGAGATTTTTTATCAGCACCTTCGGGAAGAATCCACTCACGATCGCTTGTTACAGGGAGAATGAAGAATAGCTTACCGACAGGAAGGTTCATAGCCTGAACTGATACGATGTCATTAGCAAGAAGCTTGCTGAATACACGGCGTACAATTGGGAAGACTACGGTTTCGAAAGAACCACTATTGTCTGCTGATGTGGCCTCACGGATGAGATACTTAGCCTCATTTTCATAAAGAGTAGCAATGTTCTCCTTAATTGAACCTTCGGGAAGGCCCTCTGTAAAACCAAGAGAATCCCAACGGCTCTGAACTTGCTCACGGATTTGTTTCTGTGTATTGTAATCAATGTTACCAATAACACCAGATGTTAAAAAATCTCTCATTTTATTAATTATAATTTATTAGACTTATTTAATATAAATATTCAATTAATTGCAAATTTTATGCATCAAGCCAAGAGAGTTCATAAGACTATCGTCCTGATAAAATTTGCTTTCATTGATAACGTCCGCATTTGAACTTCCAAAATCCTTTTCCTCATTAATGCTAACATTTGAATGAGGCGCTTTGTTAAGTTCATTTGAAATTGTACGATAAAGATTCTTTGACTCTTCAACAGTGTGAACTTCATTCGTGAAACGGTTGATTATGTCACGCTTTTCATCTTTTGTCGTAGCATTTTCAGAAATCAATTTGATGATGCCACCAAGATTGACATTAGTAACAGCAGCTTCCTTAAGCATACCAGTAATCTTATCAAGCTGTTCCTTAAGCTTCTTATTCTCTTCGAAAATCTTGTTAGCCTTCTTTAAGATTGCTTCATTGGTAGTATTGGGATTGCCTTGATACTTACCAGCAATGCTTGCTTTATGCTTAGGAGGATTGTTAGTGCAACTTGTATCGGGAATATGTGATTTAGCCATTCCTCTGTTAGTACCACCCTTCTGAGCTAATGTCTCATCCATTTCAGGTGCGGCATTGTCTGCGGAAACATCACCACACTCTTCAACTTTGGTTTTCTCTGTAAACGGAGCACCATCCTTTTTACTTGACCAAGGTTTCTTATTTGTCTTAGGTACACCAGCATCTGCATCAATGCCATGACCAGGTTCAGAAACACCATCATTCGTCATAACGTCTTTCTTTTGATAGTTGTCAGTATAACCAACATTCGAATCGTACTCATTAAGGACGATTTCATAGATTCTTGATTCTTTCATATCAGACATTTCATTTTCATTATTATCAGAAAAATCATCAGCGTCATCGGACAAATCTATTATATAGTCCGAATCAGTCTCTTTGTCTGAAATCGAAAGCTTGTCACCATCCTTAACAACAGTAACCTGATCATCATTTTTCAGACGCTTGTAAATTTTTACGAATTCATCGTCATTTGCATTACGAAAGTCATACTTGTTACCCGATACCTTGTACTTCTCTAAATCAATGTCATCTTCATTCTCACCATTATCAGATGTCTCAATTTCAGATTCAGTATCTACAACTTCCTCTGAATCATCATCGCCATCTTCAGGATCCGTACCGTCTTCATCAGAATTTTCATCGTCAGAATCTTCAACAATATCATCTACAACAGCATCGTCTACAGTATCATCCACTTCCTCAACATCATACTCATCATTCTTATCCTCATCATCATCTTCAGATTCATTAAGAATTGCTGCGTATGCCTGTTTTACTTGTTCATCAAGTAAAGATTTAACACTGTCAGCAACATTTTCTTTTAGTTGCTGCGCAAGATTATTATAATCCATCAAAGACTCTTTAATAAGAGTTCCATTGATTTTCTTGCTATCTTTATTATCTTTCTTCATTATAAATTATTAAAAGCTTTCAATTTATAAATATTAGTAAATATGAAAAAATTAATGATTGATAAAATATTTTTATATATATCAATACAAATTAATTAGTT